AACCGGAGGTCAGCTAATGCGCCTCGCCACTCTTACACTCGCCGCCGCCCTTGCCGGATGCGCCCAGCCCGAAGGAACGATCTCTTATGACCTCGGCGGGCCGGTCTACGCCTATTCGCAGAAATATGCGGATTGGGAAAATCGTGGCGTCACGGCGCGGATTACTGGCGTATGCGGATCGGCCTGCACTCTCGTGCTGCGCAACAGGAATATCTGCTACGACGCCGATGCTCAATTCGTTTTTCACGGTGTGTCGAGCGATGGCGAATACGACGCGCGTGCAAGCGAGGCGTTCAAGTCGGCAATGCCCGAAGGCGTCCGGCACTGGGCCGAAGCAACCGGCGCGTTCGACAGCACGCAGACAGTTTCAATCTCAGGCCGCGACATGGCCGCTATCGACGGGAGGATGTGCGGGTGAAAGTCAACGTTACAGACATTCCAAATTTCCAGCAGCCCGTTGTTGGCAACGTCTATTCGATCAGCGGAGGCTACGGACGCAAGGCGGGACACGCGATGGTGTTGATCGCAATTACCGCAAAACAATCCTGCCTTATGCTTGTGATCGACCGCGACGGCGAGCCCGTCGGTGTCACATCCTACGGACTCCACGCCATCGAAGAGCGCGCTCCGATTGCCTTTGTGCGCGGCGTTGATGATCTCGTTTTTGAAATGGAGCCGTTGTCATGAAAGCCCCGAAATACGTTATCGCGCCGGAAGGGTGCTCAAGCTATCTCACGCCGGGAAAGCAGTATGAGGTGCTGGACTTCCGCCCAGACGAGGCATATGGCGGATATTTTAATGCCGCTACCGACGACCTGGGCATTCACAGCTTTAGGCTGGGCCAGTGTTATCACCTCAACGGCGGCGACTGGATCATCCCCGACGATGACGCGGAAGCCGTGCAGGATGATAATGGCGGACCTGCGTTTCCGTGTGCGGACTATACCACAGAACACGGCGACATGGTTATCCCGACAACCGTTCAAGGGGGCATGTCTCTCCGCGCCTATGCGGCTGTAGCGGCGATGCAGGGGATGCCCGACTATGCGGACGACCAAGGCTTCAATGCAGACGAAGCCTTGCGCGCCCGCGCCGAGTGGGCAGTTCGCCAAGCCGACGCACTTCTCGCCGCGCTGAAAGGTGATCGCCATGACTGACGCACCGGAAGACAAATGGCCGCTGTGGAAGTCGTTCCTGTTCATGATCGTCGGCGGTGCCGTGGCGTGGGCTCTCGCGATTGGCTTCGTGATTATCGCAATCCTGATTTTCTGAAAGGACGCGGGATGAACAGCAAATTCTTTGTGCAGCAAGTCCGCGAACGGGATGCGACGATTGAAGAACTGGTGCGGGAGAATGAGAGATTGCGAGCCCTCCTTAATCGCTACATCTCTGCATATCCTGCTTTTCGCATAAGACCAGTGGGCGCACCCGGATCGGAAAAGCGCATCGAACAGGAAAACTTGATGGCACTCGAAGATGCAGCCCAAGCCGCCCTCGATATCCGGAAGGAGAAGTGAGATGGAGAAACGCTGCGGAACTTGCAAATACTACGATGCGACCGTGAACAAGAACGGATCGCGGAAAAATAGCCCGCACTTTGGGCATCGGTGTCTTTATCCAGAAATCCAATTGCCGGCCATGCCGGAATGCCAGTCGTTTGAAAGCAGGCGCGCGCGTATGTGCCCAACGGACGGAGAGAATTGCAAAGTATGGGAGGCTTACAAATGAGCGCCTTTCTCTACCTTACCGATGCGAAGATCGGTATCAACCAATACCAAGACGGAGGCGGCTTTGAGTTTGAAGTCGCGTTGGATGACGAGGGAAGCATCCTTGTCAGTCAACAAGGCGACACTGTGTCCGCCTCTCTGGCCGACTGGGAAAGAATACACGACGCCATTCTAAAGATCGCTCACTTTCGAACGGAGGTGTCGAAATGACTAACCACATTGATCCGCATACCGATGGCGTCCTTATCCGTCACGGCCTTGGTTCCAGCACTCGCGGCAAGACGATGGATGAGCATAACAAGGGCCGGACGGAAGTGGAATCTCGCGCCGCACTGGCGCGGGTTCGACGGGATTGCGAAACCCCTTCCGAACGCGAAGCCCGCGAGCGCCGGGACGATGCACGGGAACACTCGACCGAAGGCATCACGCTTCACGTCGCGGATAACGAGCCGAAGTTTTCCGACGGGCTCGCTCGCAAGTGCTTCACCTGCAAGGGCTGGCTTGGCGGCGGTTTTGCGTCCTGCACGGTCCATCAAATTCTGACGCAGACGCACTTGATCTGCAACAGCTACGAGCGGCACTCGTCGCGCTATCCGGCACTGCCTGCCGGCGAGGCAACGGGGCGCGTCGATCCGAGAGGGGAGCGGGAATGAGTGAGTGGACGAAAGAGACGTTGCGCGCGTCTCCTGAAACGGATGAAGACGCCGCGTTTGTCGATGTCAACATCCTGCGGCCAGACGGTCTGGCTGTTGCAGTTGCTCTCAACAACGGAAACATCACTGTCCAACAGGCGCGAGCCAACGCTGCCCGCATCGTCGCATGCTGGAACGCCATGCGGAATGTCGAAGACCCAGCCACCTTCATGGCCAAAACCTACGAGATTCTTGATCGCCTCGAAGACTATCTCGACAAGAGGTCAGACGTTGTGGACGGCGAAGACGGACAGTCAGAACCGAACGAAGAAATGCAATACCTGACAGCGGTTCGAGAGCTTCTGGCAATAATGGAGAAGAACCATGGGTGATGAACTGAAGATGTGCCCGTTCTGTGGCGGGCAGCGAATCACTGTCTGGAATATTAGCGACGGACAGCAAGCCGTTTGCAAGGACTGCAAGGCGACAGGTTCGCCAGTCTACAACGGACAATATAGTCCAGAAGAGTGTCATGAAAAAGCCAGAGAGGCTTGGAACCGTCGCGCCGTGTCCAATGCAGCGCTTATGAAGGAAGTGCGGGAGGTGACTGCTGAAGCACTTCAATGGATGGAACACGTTTGGGAGAGAGATAACGCAGGACAATGCTGTTCTCCGCCGATGGCTATCCACGACTTGCGCGCCCTTCTCGCAAAGTTGGGGGGAGAGTGATGACAGACCCTCAACTCGTTTCAATTCTCGCCCTCGTGGCGATGTAAGGAGGTTTTGAAGATGAACAAACGTGAAGCACAGCGACTTTCGGATAAGGGCGGCTACACGGTGCGCTATTTACGATCCGTCATAGCTTCGGCGCGCGGCACTCGCGCGGAAAGCCGAGTGAACAAAGCCATTCCATTTGAACGGGCGCTCGATATCTACGAAGGCGCTCTACATGGCCGCGACGATGACGAAACCATCGTGCCATGGACGCCGGATGTTTACAGCAGAACCGACAAAATGAACCGCACAAAGGGCAACCTTATTGTCAGAAATATTCTGTGGGATTGCCTATCATGACAGACTACGGCCCCTCCCCGGCAGTGCGCGCTAGATGGAATACCGGCTCCAGACTTCGCGCCGTGAAGCGGTATGTGTGGAAAGCCTTGCGGTCAATAAAGGAAGGGCTCGGCAGCGTGCGGGCTTTCGCGGCGATGATGCGGCCCATCCGCAAGCCCAAGCGTGTCGTGGATATGTCTCCGGAGCAGAAGGTTATCTTCGTGGCCATGTTGAGCGGCGACGGGAGACGGTGACTTGCAAACGATCATACTACACGGGAAGTCACAACGCGACTTCGCGAAACGCCTGATCGACCTTGCGCCGCAAGATGCTGTCGTGAAGATAGCGGCTCCGACGCGAAGCCTGGATGCCAACGCAAAAATGTGGGCGATGCTGTCGGACATATCGCGCGCGAAGCCGGAGGGCAGAAAACATACGCCGGAAGTCTGGAAGGCGCTGTTCATGAGCGCATGCGGCCATGCCGTGCAATTCGAGCAGGGATTGGACGGCACACCCTTCCCTGTCGGCTTCCGTTCGTCCCGGCTGACCAAGGCGCAGATGAGCGATTTGATCGAGTTCATCCATGCCTACGGCGCGGAGCATGGCGTGGTATGGAGCGAACCAGTTCCCGAATATTCCGGCAATTAGCCGTTGCTGCTTGTGTGATATTGCGATAGTATCGGAGGCATGATGGATCGAGAATACATAGAAATCCCGGCACGGTTTTTCCAGGAGCAGAAGGATTGGCTCGTGGATAGGTCCGCAAAGACCGGCCTGTCTCAGGCGCAAATCCTGCGCGACCTCGTGTCGGCGGAAATGAAAAGGGAGGCGAGACGTGGATAAAAATACCATAGTAGCAACGCGCATGGAACAGGCATCTGATGAGGCAAGGCCCGCCTCAGGATCGACCGCAGTTCTCGCAATCATCGAACGAGCCGCAACAAATCCTGATGTCGATATCGACAAGATGGAACGACTTCTTGCGATGCAGGAGCGCATCATGGAGCGGCAGGCAAAGCAGGCTTTCACTGAAGCCAAGATCGCCATGCGCGACAAGCTGCCGGAAATCTCCATGCGGGGCCGGATCGTTATTCGGGACAAGAACAATCCTGCCAATATCATTCAGGAAACGCCCTTCGCGCGATTCGAAGACATTCACGCCGAAGTTACGCCGATCCTTTCGGCGCACGGATTCGACCTTTCCTTCAAGAACGGCATGAGCCCGGATGGAAAGGTGCGAGTAACGACAATTTTAAGCCATGTGGACGGACACAGCGAGGAAACATTCTTTGACCTGCCACATGATAGCACGGGGTCAAAGAACGCCGTACAGGCCGTCGGCTCAGCAACGTCCTACGGCAAGAGATACGGCACACTGAGCATCCTCAACATCCGCGTGTGCGGCGAGGATGACAACGGGGAGCTTGCTGGCAAGCCTGACACCATCACGCCGGAACAGAACATCGAGCTTGGCGCGCTGGCAGCGGAAGTGAACGCGGACATGCCGAAGTTTCTCAAGTTCATGAAGGTGGAGAAGCTAAGCGACCTTCCGGCCAGCCAATTCGACAAGGCCAAGGCAGCACTCGAATTGAAGCGGGGAAAAGCATGATGGAAATCATCACCTGCGAAACGCTGCACAATTTGTTTTATGTGGATATGGAGCGCGGAAAACTTATATGGAAAAAACCGCCGCGCAACCACCCGCGACTTCTGGGCATGGAGGCGGGTAGCCCCAGAGCGGGCCACTCAAAAACGTATTGGGTAATCAAGATCGGACGGGTTGCCTATCGGCGCGGGCGGTTGGTTTTTCTTGCGGCACACGGACATTTCCCGGAGCCATGCGTTGATCACATTAATGGCAACTCTCTTGATGACCGCATTGAAAATCTTCGAGAAGCAACCGTTGCGGAAAACGCGCGAAACCATAAAACGCGTGCGCGGCGGATAAACCTTCCGATGGGGGTTCGAGTCCTGAGAAGCTCCGGCCGTTTTCAGGCGCGCATAAGCCTAGACGGAAAGCAATTCCACCTTGGCGCATACGACACGCCAGAGCAGGCGAGCGCCGTCTATTTGGCAAAACGCAAGGAGTTATTCCGTGAGTTCGCTTGAAATTATCAACTGTGAACAAGGTTCAATATCTTGGTTCGCGGCCCGCATGGGCATCCCGACGGCTTCCGAATTTTCGACCGTCATGGCGGCCGGCAAGGGCGGCGGGGAGAGCAAGACTCGCAAGACCTACATGCTGAAGCTGGCCGGGGAAATCATCACTGGCGAGCCCATGGAGAGCTTTTCCAACGGCGCGATGGAGCGCGGCAAGATCATGGAGGACGAGGCCCGCAACTTCTATTCCTTCATGAAGGACGCGGACCCGGTGCAAGTCGGGTTCATCCGAAATGGCCAGAAGGGATGCAGCCCGGATTCGCTTCTCGGCGCCGACGGGATGCTCGAAATCAAGACCAAGGCCCCGCACCTCGCAATAGAAACAATCCTGAAGGACAAGGACTTCCTGCCGGAACATAAGGCCCAATGCCAAGGCGCGCTATGGGTGGCGGAGCGGGAATGGATAGACCTCGCCGTCTACTGGCCGAAGGTTCCTCTCTTCGTCAAACGCGCATATCGGGACGAAGACTATATCACGAAGCTGTCCGCCGCTGTGGACGCCTTCAATTCGGAACTTCAGGAAATCGTGGAGAAGGTGAAAAGCCTTCAAGAAAGGAATGCAGCATGAGTGACGTTCTTGCATTTCTGCGCAGAGTCAACTCGCACGGGCTTAACGATGCCGTCTGCTGGGAGTGGATGGGCGCTGGCAAGGGCAATGGATACGGTCACACTTCGCGAGGACCGGCTCACCGCGTTTCTTACGAGATGTTTGTCGGCGCAGTCCCCGACGGGATGGATGTTTGTCACACCTGCGACAACCGGTTCTGCGTAAACCCAAGCCATCTATTTGTCGGCACGCGCGCCGAGAACATGGCCGACATGAGCAGAAAAGGGCGTGGCGCTGGCTGCTATCGCAAGCACCTCAAAGAAAAGGAGGTTCAGGAAATTCGCCGCCGCTTGAGCGCTGGAACAAAACCTCGAAAAATTTCCGAAGTCATGGGCATTCCATACAGCACCGTAACAGCCATCAAAGGAGGCAGAAGATATGTCGGGATCGGTCAATAAAGTCATTTTGGTTGGCAACTGTGTTGCAGACCCTGAAATTCGGCGCAGTCAGGACGGTCGCCCAATCGGAAACATCCGCCTCGCGACATCGGAAAGCTGGAGGGACAAGAACACGGGCGAGCGGAAAGAAAAAACCGAATTTCACCGCGTCGTCGTCTTCAACGAAGGCCTCTGCAAGGTCATCGAACAATATGTGAAGAAGGGCGCGAAGCTCTATATCGAGGGCGCGCTCCAGACCCGCAAATGGACCGACCAGTCCGGCGTCGAGAAATACTCGACAGAGATTGTCCTTCAAGGTTTCAACAGCACCCTCACGATGCTGGACGGCCCCAAGGGTGACCGCCAGGACACGGGCGGACAGGCTGCGGCAGAAGAAGACCAGCGCAATTCAGGCGTCGTGCCGTACACCGAACGGGG